CACCTGCGGTATCTGCGTGTACCCATACGGCAGACCAACAAGAGCCGTAACTATGTTGGTCGTTCCCTGCAAAAGGGCTCCCGCAGGTATAGCACTGTTGGTCTGATAGGTAAACGTCATGGGGTTTGTGACCGTGACGCTGTAAAATCCAGTTGCATTGGAATTTGACAGGCCCAAAACCGAAATCTGATCGTTTGTGGACAGCTCGTGCGCTGTAGAACACGTCACATTTATGGTTGTTGTGCCATTTGCGGTCACAGACAAAGGCGAAATCTTGACGCCATAGTGCGTTTTGCCATTCAGAGGCATGACTGCGCCCTGTTCAAGCCCAACTGGTGGCCCATAAGGCTGCATGGTCAGGTTTTGACCGTCTTCAGTGACAATATTTGTCGTTGAAGGGATCGGAATGCCCGTTATCGGATCATACACAGTCGGCGCAGATGTTGTGACGAAGTTGGTTTCAGCAACTTCAAAGTCTTGAACGCGCGCATTGACGATGGGAGTGGGATCTGCCGGAACCACAATCGCGCGAAGCTGTTCTTGAGGCGTATCAAGGCAATCATTGCACACCAAAATGCGCAAGTTCTGCAAAGAAGCGCCACGCCAATCGTACTGCCACTGTAAATCGACGAAATTGTACCGAAATCCGCATCTGTCGCATATCGCATGAGCTTGCGGCGATGTGGCGCTTGTTCTAGCCCGACCGGATTGCGATGCGTATGACATAAATCATGCCCTAAAGTAAGAGCTGATCGTGGGCGAAATGTACTGTTGCGCGGTCTCTATGTTCTGAGCAGCAGCGATGTTGTAAGCCTCATCCGCCATTGGCTTCAATATTTGAACCCTATCGGGAGCCCAAATCATTGCAAGGCGCTGGGCCAAACCATAAGCGAAAGCTTCAAGGAAATAGTAGGGTATTTCGACCTGCTGCCCGCTTGTCAGGTTTGAGTCCTGTATCTGACGAATACGGTAGTATGAGAACGATACCTCATTTCCATCAGGGACGGGCCACAACGTCACATTTGGCGAAAGCAGACGATCAAACCAGTAGGTCGTGGGGAATCCTTGCTGCTGCTTGTTTGGATATGAAGCATATTCCGTGCGGCTGATAGGCAGAATCAGGCGATTGATCGCGCTCGTGCCGGTGCCCGTCGTAACGTAAGCATCAAGCATCGCTATCGTATTGTCGGGAACGCTGTAGGTTGACGTTCCCTGCACAAGCGTGATGGTCTGAAGATCCACCGTCCATAGGTTGACGCCTTCGGAAGACCACCGGCCAAGCATCAAGTTAGAGGCCATACGGGCCGCTTCCATGTGCTCTTGCAGCAAACTGGTATTACGCAGGCCAATCAGATTATAGGCATACAGCGTAAGCTCGCCAAGCGAGGGATTATAGCTATAAGTGCTGCTGGTCGCCATTTAGACCGCCTTACAGAGAGCCGTCATTCTTGATAAGAACGCCACCAATGTTGATGCTGACAACAGCCGCAGTGGCTGCGCTGGAAGCAACTTGGAACCGCAAGTCCGTTTTTTCCGCATACGGAAATGGGAAATGACGCTGAACTTCGTAAGTCGTGTTGAAGGGTGTCTGTACGATCAACTGTTGAACGCCACTCGATGAGTTAGTAATAGCGCGATAGGTCACGTAGTTCGCGCTATTTCCGTTGAACGATGAGTAAGCGCCATAGCGATACCCATAGAAAGTATAACCCGCAGGGACGGTATAAACCGCCATTTGAGAACGTCCAAGGCTGGATGTCACAGCATTGAAAACGCCAGTGTTGATCTGCGCGTAGACAACGCCGCCGTTTGAAAGAGAAACCACACCTGTCGGATTTGTAACGCTGCCAGTAGACACGAAGATGGAGTTGATACGAAAATACTGGTTTACTGTTGGCACGTTGGTCGTGCCGTTGAGGACTAAAACTTCAGAAAGGTCGTTGTAATTAGCATCAAGGCCAACAATGGTGATTGACGCTGTGTCGCCAGCAGCAGTGCTAACAAGCTGCATGGTCAAGGCAGAGCTTGGAAACACATATTCCGTTGTCCCCATGTTTTCCCAGACAGTGCGAAAAAGGTTGGCAGTGGCGGGGGTCGTGCCATATCCAAAGATATTTTGAGGATTATGAAAAGTAATTTGACCACGCGAAACCTGAAGCTCAAATGGCTCATATCGGCCAACGCGAGTGATAGATTGGTTTACGACGCCAGCCATAGTTAGCTCCTCTTGGCAGCCCTAGAGGCCGCTATATTGTCAACAGCATTCGGATAGGGACGGCCAGCCGCCCTAGCCATGGCCTTGGCAGACTGCTTCTGCTTCCGGTCAAGATGCTTCACTTTAGCATCTTTTGGAGCTTCTTTCTCCCAAAATGGTCGGTCTTTTAGCATTTGACGTTCCACTTCTTCAGCGCCAAATTGATCCTGCTATTAGGATCGTGAGCGGTTTTAGGAGAGGTTAATTTCTCCTTCATGCCGCACATCCTAGCACGGAAACTATCACGCCGCGACCCCCCTTCAGGCTGAGGCTTTTTGATGTCATGCCCCTCTGCTTTGAGAGACGCACGGCCCTTTTCATTCAGCCCACCGGACGGGGACTTGCCTTCCTTGCGTGTCCAAGCTCCAGCCATTTTCGTTCCCTCATGGTAAAACGGGGGCTCAAGGCCCCCGTCTATTTCAGCGATGATCGGACACCTTAGATGTCCGAACCCATCGTCACCTTCTCAAGCTTGCGACCCTTGGCCGGGGTGCCCTTGAGAGCAGACGAGAACGGGCTCATGTCAGAACCCGCACGGCCACCGCTCTTGCGGGGCTTGCGGCCCGCATGGTGCATGGCCTTTTCGCCCTTGACCTTGCCGCCAGCCTTACGCTTCTCGGCTTCGTCAAAAATCTTGGGGGCGATGTTGCGGCGCTCCGGGTTCATGCTGATGTCTTTTTCAGCGTCATTGACGCCGCCACCAGCTTCACGCTTAGTACGACCCTTCATGCAATCCTCCTATTAGGATGCTTGGTTGATGCCCTGAATGTAAGTCACCGTAAGGGTGCCTACGCCAGAGCCGGTGTTGGTGGAGGTGACAAGCAACTGAACATCAGTTGGACCACCCGTTTGAAAGGTAGCATTGCTGATATTATCCCAGTTAGCGATCTGCGTAGCAGACGTGCCCGGAGTAATTGTCACAAGCCCTCTCGTTCCTCCAGCAACCGCACCAGCAGCAGTGAAGGCAGTAGCAGCACCGGTGCCAGCAGTAGCGCCGATGCCAAGAGTGGTGGCCACACCCGTCCAAGGAGTCGTAACCATCAGCGTCATGCCGATGATCTGGCTCTGGGCAGGAATGGTGAGAGACGTTCCGCTGCTGGCCTGAGTAATTGGCTCGCTCTGAGCCATCACAACGTAGCCAACGTTCTGGGTGCCAATCGTTCCACCAAGACCCGCAAGATTTCCGGTCCCGTCGCTATTCAGCACGGTGCCAGCAATAAGGGGACCAGTGAAGGCGGAACCCGGAGTGACCGGGCTCCCGTTGGGATTCGGATAGAACCCCGGCTGGATGTCGTTGATAACGGTAGCCATTGGCTAATTCTCCTTACGAAGTGGGAAAGGAGCCGTAGATCGACCGCCAGTTGTAGTAACCGAAGGAGTAACGCTCGTAACCCTTAACAAGAAGATTGTCAGTGACAAAATCGACTTGCATATCGGTTTCGAAGGAAACTCGCTCCATATACGACAAACCGTCGATGTTGGTCAGCAAGAACCAAGCATAGGCGGAGGTCAAGAAGTCGTTGACCATGTAGCCTTCGGGGAGGCCGCCTGCCGTCGTAAGGATCGCGTTGACATCATTGTCCGCAGAACCCGGACGCAGTTCCGTCTTCGTCAGACGGATGGCGACCGGCTCAAGCTGCGGGGGAACGATGAGCTTGCGGCCACGCGCGAACACCTTCAGACCAGCCTGATCCTTGAAGTTCGTGCGGATGGCGATCATGCTGTTGAGAAGCGTGGCCTCATTCAGGTCAACCTGAACGGAAGGCTGGTTCGCAACAGTGCTGCCATCAATGGGGTGGCTAGACGAGCACAGAGCCTGACCGTCACCACCAACCGCAGAGTTATAGGTCTGCGCGGTGTTGAGGATGTTGGCGCCGTAGATTTCCTTCGTCTGCTGGAAGGACTCGATCAGGCCAAGGTTCGACGGATGGAACTGGGTCTTGTACAGGTTGTCATCAATCGCCTTGCGAGTGATGGCGTAGCCGAGAGCGATCTCGGTGTGCTCCTGATTGTAGACGTAGCGTTCGCCAGCCGAGTTGTCGAAGGAGGTCTGGCCGCCTTCGGTCTTGAGCTGGGCGAGGCCGAGGTAACGCATTTCAGCGGTACGCTCCAGCGCCATCTTGGAGTCATGCTTGGTGAAGATTTTGTCGTACTGAGACGGGATCATCTCGTACTTGCCTTCAATCCCACGGAGACCGGGGAGCAGAAGGTCTTTAATAGCCGAAAGATTAACAGCCATTGTCCTAGCTCCTTATTAGATGCCGGTCAGCGACTTGGTGGCCACGTTGTTAAACGCGACAATCAAGCTGTTGTAGGCGGTGGTTGTGTCGTAACCGTTCTGGCCAGCCCAAGGGCTGGTGCCGACCGGCGAATAACCGGCAAGGTTGACGATACGGAAGGGAAGGGTGCTGGTCGTATTGATCGTGCTGTAGTCAGCATAATAGGTAGACAGGCCGTTAGCCGTGTTACCGTTCGTGCCGCCAACGCCGAAGCCGATGTTGTTGCCGATAGAGGCGAACGTCACCGGGCCACCATTGCCAGACTGCACAATGAACTGTGCGTTCGGGTCATTGATGACATAAGCGGTCACGGTGTTGCCGGAGGCAACGTCGGAACCGGGCCAGTAGTTCGACCAGACGGTGCGCTTCTGGCTGACCGACAGATACTGGCAACCAACGAAGATGCCCGCAATCTGAACGGAGTTAGAAGACGCCTGCGTGATGTAGCCAGTGTTGAGCTGGACCACGGGGTCGCCAAAGAAGACAGGGGTGGTGTTGTTATACGCAATGTAAGCGACGGTCTGCTCATATGTAGGGGCAGAACCGGTGCCGCTCCACTGCCTGAAACCGAAAGGCGCGGAAGTATTCGCCATGACGGGCTCCTTTTAAGAGAAGTCTCCGCTCATCGCGCAACGGGGCGACTAGGAAACGGGCGAGTTGTCTTTCCACAACGGGGGAAAGAAGGTCATCGCGACCATGAAACTATTTTAGGACTAAAAGCACACAAATGTAAAGAGGGGCCCAATAGGCCCCTCTCGCACCATTTTGGGTCAATCCTTCGGAATTGGGATTGCCTCGTAACTCTTTGAAATCTTTGGTTTTGCCTGAGCGTGATCGCGGGTCATCGTCCCATCAGGAGCGGAAGAAAGCTGGGCCTCCTTCTGCCGGATCTGATTGCGGGCGTTATTGCGATCAATCTGACGAGACTCTTCCGTGATCTCAAGGGGACGCTCCATAAGGATCATACCCTTGCGCTCAATAGTCAGATACTTGTTCCCGTCAGGCATCATTGACGGATGACGCGCTGCCGGAACCGGCTCCCAGCCCATGCGGGCGAGGGCGACCTGATAGGCAGGATCTTCCATGCCCACGTTGGTCTTGCGCTTCCACTCGTAGCTCCAACCATCGGGAATATACTCAGGCGGAACGAAAAAATCGTCCGTGCCTTGGTTCATGTCGCCAAGATGGCCACGAAGTTCAGCCGCGCGGCGGGCTGCACGGTCGCGAGGGCTTTCCTCACGGGCGGCAGGCGCTGCGGGCTCATTGGTGGGGATTTTGCCAGCCAGAAGGCTGCGGGGACGCCCAACGGGGCGGGTTTCTTCGGTTTCCATATCTTAACTCCTAGTTGAGCTTGCCTTCTTTCTGAAGGGCTATCTTGTTCAGGGCATATTCCTTGTCGGTCATGCCCATCATTTGCGCCATTTCACGCTCTGCGGCGCTCAATGTCACGCGATTTGGGTTGCTGCCCGTCCCATTGCCGCCGCGAGACACGGGGGCTGCGGGAGGAGCCGCGCGCTTCTGCGTCACCGTGGCCGACTGGGCCATCGGATCTTCATATGTGGGCTCAGGACGACGGATGCGCAGGGTTTCCTCGACCGTGGCGAAGTAATCGTCCGTGTCGGGCTGCAAACCATCAGCCAAAGCAAGGTTGTGCGCCGCAATCATCTTCTGAAAGAGGCGCTGATCCGTGGCAAACTGCGGATTATTGCGTACCCAAGCTGCCGAACGGGGGCTCAGTTGGCCAGCAAGGGCTTCTACTGGGTCAACTGGCTGCTGATACTGCGGAGCAGCCTGCCTTCCTTGCCTTTCAAGCGCATCTTTGCCGTTTTCAAGCTGCAAAAGACGCGCGGCGTTGTCCGACATGCGCTGCTGAATTTCAGCGGCGCGGTCATAGTCGCCAGCCGCCATCGCATCACGGTATCCGGCCTTCAAATAGGACGTTTCCTGCTGCGTAGTGTTGATGGCGTTGTTGATGAGGCTCAGATTGCTGTCCGTAACCTCACTTTTGGCCGCATATTCGCGCTGCGCAGCCCATTTGGCTTGCTGTTCAGCTTGCGCACGAGCCAATTTTTCCTGCTCAAGCTGGAATTTTAGCTCGCGGATGCCGACTTCTGGCGAAATTTCACGCTTTGCAGGCGCTTCTTCCGCTTTTACAACCTCAATTTCCGGCTCTTTGGCCTTCTCAGGCTCATCGAGATGAATTTCAAGCTGTTCATTTTTGGCTTCTGCCATTGGTTATCTCCTAGTAAATGGTGTCTGGTTTTGCGGGAGCGCCACGGATGACACGATCATCCAGCAAGCGGCACATCACGCCGTTAACAGTCAGCCCCCAGCCATCTGAGGGACGGAAAAGCACCCAGTCGTTGACTTCCACCTTGTCAGTCTCTGCAACAAGCGAGGTGCTGCCCTTCTTGAGGACAAGGCCAATCTTGCCCTGCCACTTGTCTTCGTCCCGGTAATTGTCGGTAAGGAAAATCCCTGACGAAGTTTTCTGTGGACGAATATAAATCGCGACCAAAACCTCATTTCCAAACAACCGAAGGTCTGAAAGGTCGCCGATTGCTTTCCAAATTTCGTCCTTTGGATCGCCGATATGCTGCATTGCCATTGCCATTGTAGATACCCCTCTATCTCTGCTGATTGACGATAAGACGCGCTTCCTCGCAAAACTCTAAAGTCTTGCGAAGGCCCGCTATTTCACCGACAATTTTCATGTAGTTAGCGTAATCCGTTACGCCCATCCCGTGGCCGAGATTTTCAAGCAATCGCTCGATTTCAGCCACAATTATCTTCTGCAACTCACGCTCGAAAGCGTCACTATACGTTAACATCCAACCACCCCTTCTGGTTGCCCCTCTCTATGTGTAGTGGCCGGAGGACGAGAGAGGGGTCACGCCCTCCGGCCTATCTGACGCGCTCGGGAGGAAGCGCGCCCGATTTCGTTAGCCCTTCTTCTGGGGCTCGCCGTATTCCTCAATCTTCTCAAGGCGGCCTTCGCCGCTGCCCGCGCCATATCTCATCTTGGGATAAGTGCGGCCACCGGACTTGCGGCCCTGAAGAAGATTGGCGAGGCCCGGAGGCAGGCCGGGCGGCATACCGCCGGGAGGAGCCGCAGGCGGCGGGCCGCCGGGGGGCGGACCACCAGCGCCCGGAGGCGGGCCACCGGGAGGCGGAGTCATGGGCGGGGGAGCGCCAGCGCCGGGCGGCGGACCCATTGGGGGCTTCATGCCCATCGGGGGCTGACCGCCGCCAATGTTGATGTTGATATGGGTCTTGCCAGCGCGGCCACCAGACTTGCGAGCCTTGCGGCCACCAGTCGGGCGGGTGCCTTGGATTTCGCCGTCGAGAGACTCGCCGCCGCCTTCCTTCTTGCCAGCGCGGTTGTACATGGCCGCAGCGCCGCCCATGAACGCTGGGTCAGACATGACGCCGCCGCCAAGCTTGCCGGTACGACCGCCCTTCTTCAGGCCAACCATTGAGTGCTGCTTGTCGTGCTTCTCGTCCATCTTGGACGATTCCCACGCCTTCATGGTCATGTGATGCTTCTTGGCCAGCTTCTTGTCCTGCGCTTCGTCCTTGGCGGAGCCTTCCCATTTGGCTGCGCCGCCCTTCTTATAGGGCGAGGCGCGGGTGCCGCGACCAAAGTCGAAGGCGTCGGGCTTCACGATCTTTGAACGATCATCAGCGTCGCCACCGTCCTTCTTGGCGGTACGGCCACCCTTCTTGAAGCCGCCGACATGCTTGATGCCCTCGCGCTCCTCGTTGGCCGCCTTGGCGTTGCGGTTAATCATGCTGTCAGGCGTGAC